GATGGGTACACATCAAACTTACGCTTGGCCTCCGCCTTCACCCGGCTGTACAGCGATGGGTTACTGGGCTTTGGCCCGGATTTCTTCTTAGCCTTCTTCTTGGCCATTACTTCTTCTTCTTCTTGTTTGGGGCCATGACGCCACGAACAGTCTTCTTTTTGGTTTTCTTTTTACGTTTCGCAGCCAAGGCTTTACCCGCTGCCGCGCCCGCTGCCGCGCCAAGACCAGGTCCCAGAGCTTTACCCGCCGTCTTTACAATTCGACTGGCAAGACTTGACTTCTTCTTTTTTTTCTTTTTGATGGGTCCCATTGCTGATACCCCTTTTTACTTCTTCTTCTTCTTGGACAGGATCTTCTTGCCAAAAGCGGTGTTGCCAAACTTCTTGGCTCCAGCCTTCTTAGCACCAGTTTTCTTACCCATTGCTTTCTTGCGTCCACGCATTACAAACCTCGTCTTTCTTTGACGTACGACATAAATTCAGGCCCCAGCTTGTCGTAATAGCCTGTGGCCTCTAACAGTTCTGATATTCGATTGACAACAGTGAGACGCTGGATAAACACCAGTGAGTACGCCTCATCCAACAGCTTGCCCCAATGGTCCGGCTCGAGGTCCGGGTCATCAGGGTCTTCGTCACCTGCGATAAAGGGCATTAGCACAAGGTCCAGCTCCTCTTCAAGAAGCTCTTTGTTGACCTGCTTGCACCAATCCTCAAGGCCCTCTGTCTCGTGTTCAGAGACAGCGACAATTACCAGCTCGTACTCGTCATCCCAGGTGTCAAGAATGTCAAGCACTTCCAAGTCCCCACCAAGCAGAACTTTGCACTGACCACTCAGCCAAGCTTTCTTGGCGAACGGGCAGGGCTTGTTGCCGCTGTAGTAGTCACTTGGCACGTCAAGATAGTTCACCACCCAGTTGTGGATCTCTTCTTGGACGTTAGTCAAGTTGAACTCGGGGTTCACTGTTTTCATCAACCGCCACCCCTGCCGCCGCGACCGCCGCGACCGCCTCCGCCGCCGGGAAGACTGATGATTGAGCCAGTGCTCCTGGACTTGGACTTGGTTGGGCTTTTGGTCTTTTGGCTGCCAAAGGAGACTGCTGCTTTAGACGCAGAACGACCACGACCCTTGGCCACGGTTTTGGACTTTGACTTGGACTTTTTGATTTCCAGCTTGTCTTTCTTTGCTTTTTTCTTCTTAGCCATGTTGCTTCCTAATTGAAAGTAAGTGAGGTGTTCAGCCCGTCGTTGATGTCACCTTGAAGCATCTGCGAAAGACCGTCGCTGAACTTGTTTGAAATGAACTGTGCTATCGGCCTGTCGTTTCGATACTCGTGATCTGCGGGGAGAATGCCGGTGCGTCCCACTGTCCCGTAGGTGTGAGCAACCCAGCCTTCCAACCGTTTGCGTTGAGATTCGCTGGGCAGAAAGTCGAGCACCACGACATCACCAATGCTGCCGGCAAAGTCGTTGCCGCTGTCCGCAAACCCTGCGTCGGACCCTAAGAATATCTGGCTCTCGAGATCAAACGTAACAGCAGGATTGTCTTCTGTTGTAGCTGCAACTTGCGTGTTCAAGAAGTACCGGTGCTCTTCTAGTCCGTCGTCAGACGCCTCTTCATTGACCTCTATAGCAATGATGTTGGTCGAGTCTCCAACTACAGTGCCAAGGTTTGCTGAAGAAAAAGCTCCAGCCTTTGCGGTGATCGTGCGATTGCCAGCTTTGTTTTGTGATGAGTACCTGATTACACAGTCTGTGCTTTCCAAAGCAAGTACGGTGTTGAGCAAGCCAACTTGGCTATCACATTTAGAAAAGGTCTGGATGTACCTGTTTGTCCCCAGGCTGGCGGTGTTGTCATCGTTGGTAAAGAAGTCGTCACCGTCTTCAAACAACAGAGCTACGCTTGGGCCAAAGGTTTCGACGTCCGGGGCATCTGCTGGACTGTTGTCTCTAAACTGGTTTTGATCACCAAGCAGACCCTGGATCGGACCCGTAGTGGCTTGGTTCGTAGCACTCAACGCATTAGTGTTGACGTCCTCAATGGGCAGCCACATGAACAGATGTTCTGTCAGGTTGTTAGGGTCCCAGTACGCCATCACTCAAACGCTATGTCCAATTTGATGTCAGCACCGATAGACGCTGACGTGACCTTGCCACGCATGTGAGGAAAGATGGCAATTGAATGACCCTCAAGAACATCGCTGCCTGAACCGGTACGAGTCACCGTCTTGATGTTTACAAAGTTGACGCCGTCGATAGATCCTTCGAGCCGGCAAGAGCATGCAGCATCTGACAGCTTGAACGTAGCAAGCCCACCCGTGCCCCTGATGACACGATCGTCTTTGCCCCGAAACGGGTTGAACACGGGCCCTGTCGAGGCCCCTGTTTGGTTCGTCAAATCTAGTAGGTTGGCAACCCTCACTCGTCAAAATCCTCGTCTTCGTTTGGGTAGTCGTCTTCTTTGAACAAGATGTCAACCGCAACCTCTGCAAGCACTCCAGACACTGTCCATTTGTCCATGTTGAACTCGAGTGCGTAGTTGTTTACCAGTTGCTCGAGTTTGTGCTTGAGGTGTTGAGGTGGCGTGATCATGGCATCGTCAGAAGCTCTGCTTCCCATTCCTTCGCATTCAATCTTGAAGCTGTCTCCATCCTCGCTTCGATGATCGCCATCCCCGATCCCCAGTTCCCCGTGTCCTTCCGACTCATGTAGTCCGGCTTCAGGGGTCCACATGTCCCAACATTCATAAACCACCAAGGCAGGGAAACCTTCCTTGTCCTCATCATCCTGGTCGGTGGGACCGGTCGATGCGTGTGGCCCCTCACAAACAGGCGGTAAGGGTGACATCCCGTCGAGTTGTTCATCTGGAGCCCTTCGAGTTCGTCCGATGTCAACCCGCAGTCGAACCCGTGGTAGAACACGATCTGGCCCACCTTGTAGCAGCCCTTCGATGATTTGATGTAGGGCCGCCAGTGCCACTGCTTGAACTCGCTGGCGAACTCCGTGTTCATCCAGTCGCACGCTTCTCTCAAGCCCTTCGGTATCCGTCTCGGGTCCGCTCTCCGGATGTTGTCGTCGTGGTTCCCTTCGCAAACGACCATCCGGCAGCTGTCCGGCAAAGCCTCCCTGATGCTCTTCATGAAGGCGGCGGCATGCCGATACTCGTCCATCAAAGTATGGTCGCATTCGTCCGGATGAACGGAGGCTGCGGCGGCGTCGAATACGTCTCCGCAATGCACGAAATGAGTCACACCGTTCAGTTTGTCGAGGTTGTCGAGAATCCACTTGTGGGTCTCCGGTGGGGTGTGAGGACTATGAGTGCAACTGATTGCAACGATTTTGGCGTAGTCGTGAGACATTCAACATCTCCATCTCCGCCGTGCTGCACATATGCGTTTCTTTGGTGTCTTGGAGCAGTTGATGCCGTGCATCTTCATCTGGCCGGCAGAACGTGAGCAGTAAGACTTGCGCCTCTTTGCTCTCGATCCTGTTGGCTTTTTTTCGGTGACTGCGGTCTTGAGCTTTGACCCAGGGTTGCGTCGGCGGTACGCAGCTACACCCTTCTTGGTCATGCCTGCACCCTTCGACGTAGGCCGCTTGTGCCCACTTCGGACGCTCATACCCTTCATGCCTTTTCTTTTGGTAGCCATCAAGAGGGGTCCGGTATGTTGCCGTTAGGGAAGAAATTCAATCCTGAGTATGAGGAACCTTTGCGAACCGCCAGGGGGATAGGCCCGTAGTTCGGATTAGTTGTCCCGTCACGCCTCAACGCTTGGTCGTAAATTGGTCCAGCCTCGACGGCGGCCACACGCTGGCTGGCGTCGCCGTACTCGCCACCTTCCCCAAAGGCCCGGAGATACTCCAGGAATAGCGGGATGGCAATATCGTCTACCGGCAGCTCAAACAGTAGAGACGCATTGGCACTTGTGTCCGAGCCAGCTACGTCCGTGGAACGCACGTTTGGAAAGTTCCTTCGATATCGGATTATCAAAGCTGATGTCTCTGTGTTTGCTGGCTTGGGATAAATCTCAAGACGCAAATCGCTGATGGCTGTGCCATAATCAGTGTCAGGCTTTGTTACCAAAATGAAGAACTGGCCGTCTGTCAGTTGCAGATTGTTGGCCTCAAGGGACGCAAACTTCTCAGGGGTCGTGAACTGGACAGTCCGAAATGTGTTGCCGTCAGGCACAACCGAGATGATTTGTCCAGAAAGGACTTCGTTGAGAACGCTGTCTGTCGGCAGAGTCACAACATCGCTGTTGGCTGTGAATCCAAGCTTGACCTGGGAGGTGCGTTCTTTCCATGTCCAAGCGTGATGAAACAACTGCTGGCCGGCAGAGTTGATGATCTCTGCAACACGCTCAT